CGGAACTTCATGAGGTGGTCCAACTCCCTCTTGAACTTGTCTGGATTGCAATGCCTCATTCCCATTGTCTTGGAATTATCAAAGAATGCTGTGTACAAACTTGCCCGGAAGGCATTAGCAAAACAGTTATGAACCAAAAACCCATCAGCAAAATAAGTATGGGTATGTAATGTCTCAAAGTTGTAAACCTCAATGGGATCCTCCCTAGCAGGTTCTATGCTTTTGATGGGGATAAGGAATGTATAAAATCTTGGATTTTCTTCCTGTAAATTGAGAAGAAAATCTCCCAAATGTAGTTTGCCCGCCTCTACCCAACCACGATTGGATGTTAAGACTTCATGATTGTCTGTAATAAACAGAACCCGTCCCCCTGCTTTTATTTTCATTACCGGAGCCTTGCGGATAGGGAAAAGATGAGTAACAATGTCCTTCACTACTTTTCCTTGCACCCATCCCAAAACCTTATCCCCTGTTTGGATTTCCCGGATAGGCTTGGTGGTTCCATCTGCCATGGAAATCTGCGAATCTCCACACAGGCAATATCGACAGTTATACGGACAAAGTAAACCATCCCAAACATCCAAATTAAGAGGTATGGGACAAGCGGCGGCACGGCAGGAGATTTCTGCAAAGCTATTTATCTCCTCCACGTTCAACAAGCGTTCCTGCTTTACCCATTTATGTTTAGCCAGTTTGAATTCCTTGTACCCAGCCTTGCGTCCCTTTTCCTGAACGGCTCCCTGATGTCTTCTCCGGTCAGTCAGCTGAGTCATTCGTGGGACTATATGAGAAACAAGAGACCTGAGTTCATAGTAGTTCATGTATTCATCCGACCAATATTCCAGAACAGAATAGGCTGGGGTAACTCCTCTATGTGTTCCACTAACCACTGCCAGGCCTTTCTGTCATAGTATGGATGACAAGGGAAGAAACACTTGCAAAGGCTTTTCTCTGTGTACTCCCATCCCGGGTCCTCTAATCTAAAAGGCACCCCAAATATACTGCCCGGTTGTTTCAGGCTTCTTTTACTCTTTTCTTGAATGGTGTTCCACTTCCTTTTCTTCCTGCCAGACCTACCCATCACACCAATGATGGTTCCTTCCTCTGGCATCCACCCACGTATCAGCCCGGCACATATTGTCCCGGAACCTACATTAACTATGGTTGTTTTAGGAAGCGGTAGCAATTCTTCAGCCAATCCCCTCATTGTTCTACGCCACTCCTCTGCTGTCTCCTCGATGGTTTCTTCTAAGGGGAGTCCTAACCCCAGCATCACAGCATTCGTGCCATAGGTGGCAAACAAATGCCGTTTTCCCATGTAATAATTGACTCTGGCTCTGCCAGCTGGCAAGGGGTGTATATCTGGATGAAACTTTTCCCACTGCTTGCGATGGTATTCCAAAAGGGGAGGAGTTTCTTTGTATTGAGGGTCATACAGAACGGCCTTCATACCTATTTCCGCACAAGCCCATGCCACCCCCCACCCGGCCATGCTAATAGAGGTTTCAACATATCCCACAACGGCTATCCCCTGAGATTTGAGTTTTAGCAAATAGGTGTAAAGCCCACGGACCTTAGAGAATGGAGGAGCCGGTGGGTCCACTGCCAAATCTTCTCGTTTGACAAGAATAAGAATGTTACCAATTTCATATCCCTCTACCGGAGTGTTTATCTTAGGCCTCACTCCACATCTCCCATTGTGTAGAATGCACAGGGTTTTTCATGCAATATCTTCTCACCAACACTTTTGTCTCCTATACCCTCCCATGTTCTCTCTAATATCCTATCGGGTTTTCCCCCATTTTGAATTCTCTTTTTCCAGTAATGGGTATTGAACCGGGAGGGATTGGGGACATTCAAACCACAACAGGTATTAGCCTGTTCCTTCCATTTCCATCCAGTGTTTACAAAATCCGGGCACCCCAATCTCATGTCTTCCTTTTTTGCTGTGTCCAACAACTCCTTCAGGATAACTTTCCATTGGGCATCCTGATTGTAGTGCCAAATCCTCTCAATATCCAATCCAATCCCGTGAAGCCTCTTGGCTACATAGTCATTAAAGTGTAGATTATAGGTATTGTAGCTTTTTACTCCAACACTCTTCAATCTCCGTATCATGTCCTGGAAATCCTTGGGTGTATGATAGCCGGGGATGAAGGGCTCTCCATTTACACCTATATCAATCCCATGTCTAATCCAACGGCAAATGATTTTTAGCCGCTGAGGGATAGGAGTAGTACGCTGTCTCTCCAATATCTCCCAATCCTTCTCAGCTCCGGGAGAAATTACTGGCATCACCTGAATGAGATGATGAAGGTTAGCCCCCCATACCAAAGGTTCATCCAACTCCAGATTGGATAGGAATCGGGTTTGAATAACATACGTCCACTTGAGACGTATGAGGGCTTGCTGGATTTTCCGGGATATATGAAACTTATGCTCGGCATCTTGATATGGATCAGTCTTGTTACCAAGCCGGATTGTCTTCTTGTGATACAGAGCCCAAGCCAAACTACTTTTAGGCTCTTTGTTTCTCATACCATTGAATAGTCTTCTTTTTACATCCTCCGGGTCCGCTGGGCGCAAATCCATTCCCCATATTTGATTTAGTCGTCTTAGGTAACAGTGGTGGCAGTCTGTTAGGCAATTCCAGTAGGCATCAATAGAAAGTGGGAGAGGACAATACGCACAGTCCCCTCTCACTCCTATTGCCGCCTTGTATGTCTTATTGTTAGAGGACAGTGACATTGCCTTTGTCACTTATCTCAATCACTTTTGCCTCGATGAGGGCTTTGGAAGCATAGGAGGTGTATAGGACACCCCACTTGGGCGTATTGGAACTTGTCTTGCCCCCAGCCTTGGTAAAGTCCTTCACAGCCACTTCAGCCGCTTGCTTCATGTTCCTGGATTTCAGGATTGCCCGTGACGCCACAGTTATCCAGTCAACAACCGGAGCCTTGGCAGTCTTGGCAGCCTTCTCAGCCTTGGAATTGCTTGCCTTCTTACCTTCCGGGACCCGGGCAAGGGCATGAGTTGGAGGCGGAGGCGGGGTAGTGGGCTTGTTGTTGAGGATGGCATTTACAACGGCCTTTTCAGCCCCTGTCATGGTCATGCCTACAGGCATCCCGTTCTTCTGGATATACCGCTTCAGCTTCTGGACAGCCCTATCCATAGAAATCTTAGTAGTGTGGGGTGCCCCCATCTTTTCCAGCAACGCTATAACTACATCTCTTTTCACATCCATCTTTCATCCTCCTAAAAGGGTTGGTTGAACTCCTTATCCATTTATATATCGGAAGTTCTTCAACTAACGTTGGAAACTATTTTAGAATTTCTTTTTCAAGCCTCTGATTTTCCTTTTTCAATCGGATTATCTCCTTTTGCAATTTGGCTATAACCAACTCCTTAGCATACATAGGATGTTTCACACAGTGTTGAATATGTTCCAACCAATCCGGTTCCCTCGGAAACTCCTTCTTACATCCTGTACAAACAAAAACAGTATAATCCCTAACCCATTTCCATTCGGGTTCAAGTTTGCTCTTATCCTCTGCCATGATTCAACTCCTATAAGGTGGCACAGTAAAAAGCTCGGCCTATGGGTAGGCACTGACCCACCCACAAGCACTGTCTTACATTGAAAGGATTTTCCCGCAACACAATCCAGTTCAGTCTCATTACTCCAACTTCTTTCTCCTCCTCCGTCTGGTTCAATCCTAACATCCCGGTAACATGAGCCAGTTTACGTTTATCCTCAGAGGAATGTTTCATCTGTTGAATTCTTGCATCATAGCTTTCTCGGTTGGCTTGGGTGGGAACAATAATCAGACAGTGCCTATCCTGACTCAACCTTCTCAAAGCCTTCCATGTGTCATTTACTTGGTCACGGACGGCTTGGCAAGGGTCCTCCGGAGCTAAGATGTCTGCATAATCTACCACAATTACATCTGGGATGAACCCCTCCAGCATTTCCCATCTGTCCAAAATGGAACGTATTCCAAGGACGTTGATGGAGGAATTGGAGTGGATGGACACCTTGAGATAGGATTTGTTTGGGCTCAACCCACAAGCCCTCATAAGTTTCTTACAAGCCTTTATACATGCCTGTCTAGTAAGAGGTTTGGTGAATGTCCGTGAACGGGTTCTGACTGTAAGTGCCGCTGTTTCCTCTGGTTTATCATCCTCCTGACCTTTCTTGTATTCCGGTTTTAATATCTCCAGAGGTACGTTGATGACCCCACACTGGTCATCCCGGCTTGGACGTTCAGCAAAGTACATTCCCAGACGTATCATTACCTGGTGTTCAGACAAGTCACCCACTTGGAAAAAGGCTACCTTCCGGCGTGCTTTCAAAGCCCTTACAACAAATTCAATACACCACCACGTCTTGCCCCGCTTCTCAGGTCCCTGTATGCCAATCAAGCCATCCCGGATAAGAGAATGGTTCAGAAACTTGCCAATGTCACCAGGGAACTCCATAAGTGGCTGAGAGGACACTGAGAAAGCCCTATCCCACACATCTTCCTGCCTGAATGGGTCAATACCTGACCCAGTTGTGATTTCCACAGGGTGGTAGCTTAAAATGTGTTTCTTGGCCTCCTCCTCGTTCCCCCTTGATAAAGCTATGTCTACATTTTCATAAAGTTTCTGGAGTGTCTTCCTTTCCAGATAACAACGGAGGCTGTCCACAAAATAAGGTACATTGAGTGGGTCCTTGTCATCGTAAGCATCTGACAAGTCCTCTAACAATTCCCGAATTGATTCCGCCTCCGGACTGTCCTCCTTACCTTCTGCCCATGAGTAATAAATAGTTTGAATATCCTTCTGCGGGGACCGCCGGTATTGTTGGAAGTATTCTATGCACCATTGAACAATCCTCTTCACATGGGGAGTATCTATCAATTTCAAGTCGATTACTGCAACAGCCTGACTTAGAAACTCATCTGAGGTTATCAGAGCTGTGAGCAGTCTGCGTTCAACCTGGTTGTCTATCTTCTGACGCTTCATTCATCTTCCTCTCGCACAACCCGGATGCGGGGGCCCCTTTCCACATCATTCTTTGATAACCTTTTTATGGCATCTTCTATACGCAAAAACTTCTCCCGAAAATTAGCACCCGAATAAGCTATCGGAATGAAACTGGAGTTGTCCTTTATCAAGTCCCCTTTCTGAAGCTGATGACAGTACCACTTGAGCACTGTGCGGATTCGGCGTGGTGAATAAGAATCGACAGACTGGAGTTTGGATAGAGCCTCCGCCCACCTCCATGTATCTGATGTCTTATTAACTTTTCTTACTGACCCAATGGCACCTTTCAATAAGGTGGCATATTCTATCCAACGAGGATGAGAATTCCATCCCTTTTTTCCCTTAGAAACATTCACGCCATCCGCATCAGGGTTTTTTGATGCGGATATAGATTCTTTAACTTCTTTACTACTAACTTCTTTACTACTAAGAAGAGACGTACCTTTTTCCGCGTGTCTGACGTACCTTTTTCCGCGTGTCTGACGTACCTTTTTCCGCGTGTCTGCTATACGGGAAGCACTCCAAATTGTTGCCAAAAATCTTCTGCGTCCATCAAATCTGGTCTGCTCTAATATCTCCAGTTTTTTGAGGTGTTGTATCATATCCATCACTTGCCGTTTTTTGGAATGAATTCGACTTCCCAGATAATCATTGGAGGCAAAACAGGCTTTCCCTTTGTGTTTAATTAGGCTGTCGATGACCATCAATAGGATAGCCTCCTTACAGCTTATCTCCCCATTCTCCACCATTTCAATAACCTCTGGGGACATCCACACTCCACGGAATTGCTTCTCGTGTTTTTCAACCTCCATTACGTATCTCCTCCATTATTTGGTTGGCTTCCCTAAAGGGAAGCCCACCAGGGTCCGTTGTTAAGTCTGATATGACTTCTGTAGAGCCTTTGTACACACTTAGCCAGTCAGCTAACTTATGAGCTTGCCTCTGGGCTTCCGGCTCCGGGTCATACATCACAAAGCGGCGGGGAAATTGTTTGAGGATGTTAGCCTGTTCTGATTTCCAGTCTATTCCTAATGTGGCTACGGCTCCATAACCCAACCTCCACACATCAGCTGGACCTTCAACAATCATTACAAAGTCCTGAGCATGTTGAATTCCGTACAACAGTTGTTTAGGGTTTACAAGAATGTCTTCATTGTCGGACATCTTGTATTTGGGCTTTACGTCTTTCCCAATTGACCTGCCACAATAAGCTTCTGGGGACCCATCCTTATCACAGATGGGGAATACAATGCGCCAATTCCATTCTCCACTCAGGTGTTGTGTCCCTCTCAAATCCCATTCTTCCTCTAGCCGTTCCGGGTCAAACCCTCGGTTGGAGAGATACTTTTTGTGTTGGGAGGACATTGGGCACAGTCCTGGGGGCTTCCACAAGGTTTTCTTTCGGGGAGATGGGGCTTTGATTTGACGGGTACTTTCTGTTTGATATTTCTGGAGGGTTTTGTAGGCCTCTTCTTTGCCCCCCAATAGTTGAATAAGTACATCCCAGACCTTATGGCTTCCACATCTCCAACAGTTGAAGTTTCCCTTGTCAGTGTTGAAGCCCAGATGCCATCCGTAAGTCCCATTGGTGCAGAAGGGACAATGGATTTGCAACCAGCCTTGATGGCTGTGGTGGTGTCCCCCGTCAATGATGGGGATGTTATGGTCCTGGCAGAAGGAACGGAGGTCAAACATATTACATCCTACCAGATACCATATCTTTCATACAGTTGATGATGACCGTTTTCATCTGTATTCTTCGTAGGGCACAGACAGACTTGAATTGTGCCTTGAGACGTCGGGGAATACCCCAAATCAACAGTGCACACTTTTTGGGGTTACTTTTTCTTTCTGGCCGGGATTGCAGTTTGTAAGCCATCTGGATTTACCCTCCTATCAAACAGGCTAATATTTATTGTCTCCCCATTTAGAATCCTACTACATATATTGTATTTTTTTTGTATTAGTTCCAGTACCTTTTCCTCAATGGTATCCTTGCCCACCATGTAGTACACGTTGACGGAGGAGGCGGTCTGCCCTATGCGTAGTGCCCTATCTTCTGCTTGTTCGTGTTCTGAGGGGTTCCATCCCAACTCAGTGAATAGGACAGTAGAGGAAGCTTTATGAAGCCCATCCAACCCTATACCAGAGGCTCTTAGCTGTCCTATGAATATACGGCATTTTGGGTCATGTTGAAATTTATCTACTTCAGCCGGACGTTTGTGTGAAGGGGTATCTCCTCCGATGGTAGCATGATATGGAAAGGCAGAACATAGTGCCCCCCTCATCAGGTGGTGGACACAGAATATAATTAGCTTTTCGTCAGTGTTGGATAAGAAATCCTGAACCCATGATTGTATGGTTGGGATTTTACCTTCAGCGGCGATACGTTTCAAGACTCCAAGTTTGACAAGCCCCACAGCACCAGCGGCTCTTAGGGAAGCCTTCTCACCATACTTTTCTTCCATCCATCCCAGGAAATTTTCCTCAGCCTCTTCATACTTCTTGCGGTTGGAAATACATACAGGCAGGACAGTTCTGATTTTGGGTGGCAATTCCTTAGCCACGTCTACTTTCATTCGGCGTATCATGAATGGGGCAACCCGCTCATGGAGTTCCTTTAGATTGGAATTGCCGCTGAAGTCCCATCCCCTTCCCCGGAACCCAGGCTTGGGGTCACAGTATCTGAAAGCATACTTCCAGAAGGAATTGAACTCACCCGGTGCTACCAGATTGAGTGCGGAGTAGAACTCAGCAGGGTTCTTCTCAATGGGTGTTCCGCAAGCAAGAATGAGGTGGGGAACTCTCCGGCTGAGTTGGATAGTTGCTTTGGTTCTGAGGGCCCGGGGGTTTTTTATGTAGATAAACTCA